ATCGGCTACACATCGACATACCTCTGCCTTTGAGTGAAGCAGATGCCCTCACCGTTTCCGAGATGGTGGTGGCAACACTTCAGTCCCCTCAACTCTTTCAGGAACTCCAAAGCCGTGGAGTCTCCTCAATTAACTACCGTTTGGGGCATGACGATGATCGGCAACGGAGCAACTATTTTGTGAAGACTCCGAGTGGTCATGTCTCCAATCAAAAGAACCGAATCACTGTTACTGAGGAAACCCTATGAAGATTCAGATTGAAAAGACCACCAAGAAGAGCAAGACCGCCAAGAAGACTGCTCCTGTGCCGTGCTACACCCGTGATGACATTGAGAGCATTCTTGTCACCGTGATGCTGTGCGCCACTGCCATTGCGTCTGTGCTGCTCACGCTCACGCTGTTCATCTCTGTTCTCAAGAACTAAACCACTGGGCGGTGGGCGGACGGCTTCGCAGACCTGCTTATACCAGGTTCATTCAGGATCGACACCTGAACCGCCTATTTCAAAAAAACTACCATGCACCACAACAACACCAATTTCGACAGTGAATTCAACGGCGGCAACCCCACGCAAAACGATCAGATGGCTTTCATTGATTACGAAGGCAACGGACTGTGGATGTTTGGAATCGCAACTCCTAATTACGAAATTCAGGATTTTGCTATTTCAGAAATCATTGATCGGGACGGTGACCTAAATAAACTTGTGAAGAGAGCAGTGATGGATTGGGGTGTTGACCCGTATGAACTGTGGGTTTCCCCATGTGGGCGTGAGATTGCGCTGCTTGCTCTCAACGGCAAGAAGATTGGAGATTAACCATGAGTACACCCAAGAAGACCACAAGCATTACCCTTGACATGAACATTGGGGACGCTGCGTTCCTGAAGATTGCCAAGGCGGCTCACGCGAACAACCGAACCTTTAACGATCAGATTAATCGCATCGTAGCGGATGCGGTGGCGAATCTTGATCGCCCTGCTGTCGCTGTCCCCACACCACAACCGTTTGGCTTCTCTGCCAAGCCGCAAGCGTAAGGGGCACTGCGCTTGTCTCACCGTATCCGTAGTACAGGAGGTGTGCGATGCGTGACCGAGATGCTGAAGAACTGCAAGCCCTTCGGGAATTGGCGAAAGCCTTTGATGATTTATGCGGAGACTTGCCGCGGCTTGAAAAATACAGACGAGATCAAAGGGGGCGTATCGGATACACCCCTCTCACCCTTGCTCTATTTCGATCCGCGTACCGTAGCCTGAACTCGTGGAAGCGGTTGCTAAAGAAAGACGACAAGCAACAGTAAAAGAGGTTTAGAAATGGAAGGCACTCATGGCGCAGGAAAAGGTGACTCGTATCGGAAGGTTGATCGCGTGGCTTGGGACGCTGGTTGGGAGGCTGTTTTCGGAAAAGCCAAGCCTGAAAGAAAAGCCACCAAGCGGAAACCGCGCCTACGGGCGAATAAGCGACCGCGAAATCCATAAACAAATTTTGCTACGCATCATGCGCGACCTGAGCGAAGAGTACTACGGCTCAGGGTGGATGATTGGACTAGAGCATTACCTGTGGAACTTGGCGTTGCGTCAAGACACCACAGAGGGGCAGATGCTGCTGTACTGCGCGGAAGTCAGCGGTGGATGGTGGGTGTGGGACAATCAGGTGGGGCACCTGTTTATTCCCCTTGCTGCGTGGAGAGGGCAGTACCGCGAAGACGAAATGCTAGAGCCAGCCTAAATACTTACGGCATTGTTGATCGTGGACGAAAACGCATACAGCACGGGGGTTCGACTCCCCCCGACTCCATTACAAAGATGCGCGAATGCGGAGTGACTGCATCACCCGCCTCTTCCCGCAGTCAAGCCCTCCGTTTGCAGCGGGGGCAAAAAATACGGGGTCGATACGGAATCGACTGGTGCGGAGTACTGAAGCAGGAGATGCCCGAGGCGTGTAGTGGATCCTCGTTAAAAAAACTGCTGCAACAATAATTGCTAACAAACTAGCAATGGCGGCTTGAAGCCGTGGGGACTAGCCCTCCCGCATCTGAACGGGCTGAAAGGGGAGCCGCAAGGCTCCCTTTTCTATTGGTCTACATAGAGGACTGGAGGAAAGTGAATGGCAGACCTGTACCGAGACATTTATTCCAAAGCGTATGCGTTTGACTTTATTGATGGAGTTGGACGAGGCTATTGTTTTGCATCAGGAGCAGATAAAAACTGGTATCACGCTCGTACCATTAACAGTAAAACAGAAGCGCGAGCAATTCTTGCTACCAACAGAACCGCTTCTCGTATTCCTTTTAATGCGTATCTGTACGACAGCCCACGCGCCACTGCTGAGAATTTTTTCTTCTTTAGTGAAAACATCTATGCGGGTGCAACAACTGGTCGGGGGTGGTCTAACTTTGGTACTACGAATCCTGGTGGTACTACTGGAATAGTAGGTCAGGCTCGGTATTCTCGTATTCTGATGCCTGATGGAAGTACTAATGGTGTGATAACAAGAACCGAAAATCAGAGCGCAAGTTCTGGTGTGTATCAACCATTCCCGTCTACAAGTTTTTTACCAAAAGGCGTAATCTATACAGCATCGGTTTGGGCTTGTGGTGATTCTGGAGGCGGTGCATACACCACCTCACCCACTATGAGAATTTCGTATTTCAGCCAATCACTTAATGGCAGTGTTTTTTCTCCAGATTTTCAACTGTCGGAAATTCCCGTTCGTGTGTCGTGGACATTTGTGTCAAACGAAGGATCAGGTAGTGCTTTTGAAAATATTGCATTTGGATCTGGTAGCGGATCTCCACCCGCAGCACAAATAGTGTTTTGGGGAGCGCAATTAATTGAAGGTACTGTGCCTGGTTCGTATTTACCCACATCTACTAATTGGAATAAATTTATTACTGGTATTGGATCCAGTACTACAACCGTGGGTGCGGCAAGTCCTGATCATTACAATATTGTGTCTGTTCCGTTTATTGTTCCCGCAAATTCATCTCAATTATTTGATATTGCTCCGTTCACGATTAGTACGAACAATAGCGGTGTAGCAACTCCAGAAATTTCAATCTACGGACTTTACTAAATAATACACGGAGAACCTAATGGACATTTACCATAAGATTACAACAATTACCACAGGTGCATACGCATCCACCCTCACCAATAAAGTGAAGGGTGTCATGTTCAGCAACACCAACGGCACTCCGTCCAATGTTGACTTGTTTCCGTGGGGTGCAACAGGCTCTACTTTTTCAATGCGAATGATTGCAGGTGCAAGTTCATCTACAATATTTCCAATTAAAGTATCGGGTGCTTCGTGTGCCACAGGTGTTTCGGTCTACGGTCTATTTTAATTTGATCTGCCTATTGACACTCCCGCTGCACACGCTATACTGTGTGCATGGCAAAGCGAATCCTAGACCCCATTGATCTTGAAGCCGAGCGGCAGGGCGCAGCAGTAGCCCGAGGACGGCAGCAGCAGTGCAAGCCGTTCGGTTTCAACAAGCGTACCCACAAGGAGCGCAAGGCGCGGCTAGACGGTGAATTCCGTCAGCAGTGTCGTGTAGTGAAGAGTAGCCTTTTCGTTATGGAGACACGATAATGCCCCGTACCTGCGACACCTGTAATGCAGTGATTCCCCCTGCGCGTCTAGAGGCTCTGCCCCACACCACTACCTGTGTGAAGTGTTCGCGCAGCACTACCTTTGTTGGATTCATGGATTGGTCGCACAAGACCGCTCCTGAACTAGTCATGGTTGACAGCAGCGATTCGGAAAACCTGCGCCGCGCCAGACGCATTAGTGAACGATCACGATAAGCGGGTTTCGTATAGAGGCTATTACGCGGGTTTTCCAAACCCGTCACGGGAGTTCGATTCTCCCAATCCGCATTAGGAGAAACACACATGAGCAAGCGAGAACTAAAGACCGACATGGATTTCTTTATGACAATTAATCCACACTACCCCGATGAACCTGCCCTGCACATCAAGGGCGTGGACACTGCCGAACAGGTGGATACATATAGTATTGACGAGGTGGAAGATCTGATTGATCGACTCCATCTAGTGCTTGGTGAAATGCTTCACAAGCAGAAGATCATGGAGTTGTCCAAGACTCCCACACTATGGGACGGTATTGACTGACACATCGCCTTGGTAACTCAGTTGGTAGAGTAAGAGACTTTTAATCTCTAAGTCGCGGGTTCGACCCCCGCCCAAGGCACGATACAAAGGAAACACAAATGGCAAAGAAGAAGATCACAAAGAAGCCCGTCAGCAAACGCACAACTCGCGCCACCCTTGATGAACGCAACGAGCGTCTTGGCAACACCGATGCGCCCAAGCCTCGCAAGCCCCGCACACAGAAGCCCAAGGTTGTCGTGACCACCGAACCCGCTATCAATACTGTTTGGCGCGAAGGAACCGCCGAAGAGTTCCTTGGCGAAACGCAGACAGTTACCCCTCCTGCGGAAGAGGTTCGCCCGTACACGCATTCGTATATTTTTTCACCCCCCGTGGAATATACTAAAGTCAACAAGAATTTTATTGATTCCGCTTGGGAATGGATTAATTTCAAGTTGGATGATGCCAAGGTGTATTGGAAGAAGCACGACCCAATTACAGTGATTACGGATTTTTCATTTTCACATCCGCTAATTTTTGGAGTAGTGTTTTCTGTTGTAGTTGGTGTGGTTGCTTTGTGTGTGGCTGTGGCTGCTCAATATTTTCGTTGGTGATCACAATCAAATAATAGAAAATGCTCCGTAGGGGTTGACATACACTGTAGACCTGCTACAATTAAGACATCGAAACGCGGAAGGATGGTTGGAGCCGACATCCGAAGCGTAAATTTTCAGAGGCTCGTATTGGAGATTTTGCTATGAAGAACCGTAAGAATTACACCGTTGCCGTGACCGTTGACCTCTATGACAACAGCACGGACGGCAAGTTCGACCGCTTTGCCAAGCGCATCAGCGGCACGAACATTGCCCTGAAGAACGCTCGTTCGGAAGAGAACGACAGCCGCACCTACACCTTCGGCTGCACCGAGCAGGGTGTTGCCATTCTGCTCTCCCGTTGGAGCAAGCGTCTTGGCAGCGGCATGGCTGACGCTTCGGTGTCTGTGTCTGCGTAATACAAGTTCCCGATGGAACTGATGCCCTTGGGGTGGCTGCGACCGATTGGCGTAGCCACCCCTTTGGGTAAGTTGTGTGACTCATTTTAAAAAGGAAAGAACATGAACAACAAGACTTCTGTGTTTGTTTCGTATGCCGCCATTTCAATGGTTGGCTTTGGTGGTGCGGCTCTTTTGGGTTTCACTGGTAAGGCAAGCGACACCAACGCGGTGGTTGCTTTCCTTGGCTTCTATAGTTTCTTCTGTGTGACTGGCGCATTTTATGTGATCGGCAAGCAGAAGGCGACCATTGAAGCCCTTGCTGAACACATCAATGATGTGAATGATTCGCATTGGACAAACTCCAATCAGATCAATCAGCGCATTGATAGCATTCACGAAACCGTTGAGCGCGATTCCGAGGAGCGTGTTCGCGCTCTGTGGACTGCCATTGACCGTCTTGACGAGACTGTTGATGAGTGCCGCTCTCCGGTGCCGTGCGGCAAGATGAAGTGACCCCTACTCGCGGCTTACGGGTGAAACATCCCGTAAGCCGTTTTTGATATGAACGCAAAACAGATTCAGCGTTTGCTTGGTATTGCGTATCCCCTGTGTTTGGACATTCCCCGTCCAAAAAAGCACATTAGTATTGTGCTGTACAAGGGGCGCATTGAATCCATTGGCACAAACATCATCAAGACCCATCCAATGGCAGTGCAGCACGGATACCTGTTTGGAGAAATGCACTCCGAACTTGATGCATTTTTGAAACTGCATCGCAAGCCCAAAGGCATGATCCTGTTTAATATTCGATTTAATCGGTTTGGGCAGATGCGAATGGCGCGTCCGTGTCCGCGGTGTATGCCGTGGTGTGTGGGCTGTTTTGAAGAGATTTGGTACACCACCAACGAAGGCGTAATGCTGCACGGGGAAGGACTAACTCCTATAAATATGGGAACATCCAAGGAGAAACTGTATGAAAAAGTTCACCCAATATCTTAATGCTCAAGACTTGTGCGAATCGCTGAACAACAAGACGATCACGGAAGTATCCTTGGTTGAATCCAAACTGTCCCGCGTGTTCCAATATGTGGAAGACGACAAGAAGGACTTTGGTATTGTGAGCGCGTTCCGTGGTGCAAACTCCGACAAGGAGAATCTAGCCAAGCACGATGAACTCAAGAAGGCAATTCGTGCAATGGGTCACGGCTACATTGAACTGCGCGGCGGATACAAGGGCGACGAAGGCTTCAATGAAGAATTAAGCATTTTGGTTCCCAATATCACAAAGAAGCAAATCATTGATTTGGGTCGCCAATTCGGTCAGCACTCCGTGATGTACAAGAACGATCAGGACTTCTACTACATTGGCACCAATGACGAAGCAGGTGTAGGCAAGGTGCTGATGCGCTTCAAGAAGGGCGAGGGGCAGAACAATCTTGAACTTGCCAAGCACAAGGTTGTAGACTTCTTCTCGCAACTCAAAAAGGGCGCACACGCCGAAAAGAAGTTTGTGTTTAATGTACAGCCCGACACCGCCAAGCAGACCGCGCAGGGCAAGGAAGCAGAAGCCAAGGTTGCCCAACGCCACCGTCCAGGTGACATCTGGAAGACTTCTAGTGGCGTTTGGGGCGGCATGGACGATCAAGGCAATTACGAGTACTTTGATGATGAAGCCTCTGCCAAGAAGTTCTCTAAGAAACACCGCAAGGGATACCGCATCCAAGAGCGTGAAGAATGGAATTTTGCAAAGGCTGCGTATCTACGGCGCGATGAAGACCCCAAGTGGATCACAATCTACGAGGATTTGTCTGACGCAAATGCCTAAATAAGTTGGAGGGCATAATGCCTAAAAATTCAAATAGTCAAAAAGCATTGAAAAATTCATTGCTACGAAATGCTGTTGAAAAAATTCGGCGTGATGCTGTGGATCGCACACGGGGTGCATCCAAATCAAATAAACGATCATCGTGATCGTGTATTGACAAGGTGAATGGTTCTGTTACAATAGTGCGTGAAAGGAGTTCGTAATGAACTTTAATACTCTCGGATCAGTGGTCTTGGTTTCTTTCGCAATTAATACCGCAGCGTCTGCACAGTGGACGAACAGCGGTAGCGGTATGAACATCGGAATCGGTGGTTCCTACGGCAAGTACAAGGACAAGTTCAGCGAGACAGGTGCTGACGGAAACACCATCAGCAGAACTCGCACCATTACCAACAACGATTTTCGTTGGGGCGTTGGCGTGGGTGGTTACTCCAACACTAATGGCGGCTACTACGGTGGCGGCTACGGTGGTGGTTACTACGGTGGTGGATACGGCGGCTACGGCGGCTACGGCTACGGTGGTGGCGGCTGCTACGGTCCTGTGGTGATTCCGTACTACGGTGGTGGAATTACCCCTGTCGTGGTTCCGTACTCCCCCTTTACTGGTACCTACGGTAATCCGTGCTACGCTCCACAGGTGATCGCTCCTGCCGCGTACTGCCCGCAAGCCGCAATCGTTTGGTGATTTGATTTCATACACAAGCACTCTAGGAGATTTTGAAATGCGTTTCGCTGCAATCGTTCTCACCGCTGTTTCCCTGTCCGCTGTTGGCTGCGCCACGGAAACTAACATTACTCGCACCGTGCATCACACCAATGGTTCCACGGAAGTTTACGAAAACAAGAGTAAGGGTTACAACTACAATCCGAACTTCACGGGCACGGCTGAACAGTCGGTTCATGTGCGTGAGTACGGATACAATGGTTACGGATTTGGATACAACGGCGTTGCTCCTGCTGCCCAATTTGGCGGAAGCCCTCCGTATCCGCAGAGTGGTTTCGTCACCCCTAATGCTTGGTAAGGAATCACATGATTAATTTAAATCACTTATATTGGTAATTGCGCCCATCCCTCCTGCTACCACAGATCACGGTCGCTTGATAAGCATCGGAACAGCAGGAAAAGCCAAGAAATACTCCGTTAAAGTCCAGAAGTACATACGCATACACCCATACGACACTAGTTGGGTTGGCAGGAGAGGAATGCTTGGAGCGTGAAGAGCAATTGGGATTCTTCACACGGTGTATCAGAGTACCGTGGCACACTGCACTCGTCTGAAATGGTTTGGCGGCTCCATTCAAAAGCCGCCGTTTTTTTTGGTCCTGTCGTCTAGTTGGCTAGGATACCGCCCTTTCACGGCGAGAACACGGGTTCGAATCCCGTCAGGATCACTGTATTGTCGGGAGTGTACTCAAGTGGACAACGAGGACAGACTGTAAATCTGTTGGCATCGCCTTCGGGGGTTCGAATCCCTCCGCTCCCATTGTTAACAAATCGTTCAAGCACAGCACAAATGAACATAGGGTATGGAAACACTATCATTCACTCTTTACGGAATTGGGGCTGTAGCCGCCTTCACTGCGGCTACCCTAAAAATTCACGCACACGGATACGCTAGGGGATACGCAGACGGTAAAACATACGGCTTTGCCGATGGGTTGAATCGGGCAAAGACTGTAAAGGCTAAAGATCTTCCGCGAAAGCGGGAGGCAGTAGAAGCCTAAACAATTAAGACAACAGAATATCTGTAGTAAGAATTGGTCGGTTCGCCACTCTTTGGAGTTCAGTGTTCAGACCAATTCTGTTTTCAGACACGGTGTTCTCGTTGGTGTAGATTCTAACGCGATCTTGTTTTAGTGTTTCGTTTGCTGTGAACTTCACGGTGAACGAGTGCGCGTTGTTGGTCGCTGTCCCCGCAATGTAATTCACCAAAAGTGTTTGGTCTGCGATCAACGCGGCTACATCAGACACGGTTTGCGCTGATGGCGTGGTGAGTTCTATGATGCTTGTGCCTGTTGGGATGAGCGATGTGCTGCTGAATTCGGCTGTTGTGTAGTATTCGGTGATGTCCGCAGGAAGAGATATGCCCGACACCACAAGCGGCGAACCCACAGCACTGCTAACGCGGTCGGTCAGGGTGCAAATCACCGTTCCAAGCGCAACACCCTGTTCTGTATCGGGAGAAAACAGTGAAAAAGTGGTTCCTGTGCTTGTTGCAGCACCAAAAGAGTTCCACTGCTGTACTGCTGTGGGGCTTTCATCGGCTAAAGTCACCGTTGTGGTGTCTCCAACTGTGACAAGTACACGAATTCCTTCGGTTGACACCGAATTACTGTCGCCACCCGCCAAAAATTTGCAGTTCAGCAGGTTTCCGCCGCCGATTGGAGCGTTTTCATTTTCCCAAGAGTGGAATTGCAGAATTTCTGAAGTGTTTTCTGTGGTTTTTATCATTACGGCAAGCAAAGAACTGCCGCGTGAGTCCCAAATATTCAAAAATGGAGTGATGTCAAACGAAACTCGTGATCCGCTCCACGATCCGGTGCAGATTATGCCTTCTGTTGCAGGTTCTGTGTCGCCACCAGCAGCCGTCCAACCTGTTGCTGCCGCTTCAGACGGTTTGTTCCACGACACAGAGTAGTCTATGGGCGTATCAAGAGGCAGCAGAACCGCTTGTAGGGCAGTTCCTGCCGTTCCTGACAGCAGCGTGAGCGTTAGTGTGCCGTTCACAATGGTGTACGGGCTACCTGCGGTGTAACCTGTAATGGTTGACACTGCATTAGTCAAATATGATCGTGGATTCAGAAGAATAATACTTCGGAATTCATCAAGTTCCGAACCACCCACTTTTAAGTATTTACGGCTGCGATACAGAAGGTTTCCGTTGTCGCCCGGTGTTTGCACCAAAGCAGCAATTTGTCCTTCCGCTGAAACTGCTAGTTCTTCTACATCGTTCAGTTCGATAAATTTAGAAGATATTCGTTCAAATGCAGGAGCAGTGACTACTGAAATTTTATTTGTGATGTAGGTATCGCTATTCCCGTCTGTGCCGTATACACTGGCTCTCACGGTTGGGGTAATGTCGTGAAGAAGCCGTGAATGGTAATAGGTATTTCGTTGGCTTGAATTAAGCATGAATGCCCTATTACGAAGCGTAGAATGAGAATGTGATACCGGTTCCTGTGTTGTGTGGTGCAAATCCAGCCGAATACGGTGGATAGAACACATTGATCTTGTCGATGTTGTTTACTTCAAAGAACATTTCATCGCCGTGGGACATTACATACGAATATATTCCAGCAGTGGATCCGTAATTTGATGCGTCATCCACTGAACCAACACACATGAATTCGTTTTGTGATGCGTTTGTCCCTGTTGCAATACGCGAAACCTTGATACGAACACCTGTTGCACAGGTAAACCCTGCGTTTGAGTTGTATGCTTTCAGGTTTTGTGCGCTGTAACCAACAGTATTGGTACGAGCCATGAATGATGGCTGTGTTGGATACGAGTCGATGGCTACTGTTACTGCACCATTGGCTACTGTGCTTGCAAGACTTTGCAGTTGGGTGTTTACTGCATTCTTGACAAGGGTGTGTAGGCTTAGTGACTGTGGTGCGTCAAACGCTCCCACACTCACACTTGAATCGTACAGTGCTTGTTTGGCAGCAATCAGGAAGTCGGTGTTGGTTTTTAGATCACTGATTCCTGTGTTGATTGTGGCTGTCTGCGCGGTAAAGTCCTTGACTTCTACAGGCAGATATCCGCCGCTGTAGCCTTGTACTGTGACGGGATCGCCATTGGTGCTGCCCGTGACCCACACACCGTATGCAGCCTCATTGGATCCCTGAACAGGCAGTGATGCGCTGTATGCTGCTGTTACGCCCACGATGGACGAGAATGTGGCACTTGCGCTCACCGTGAAGGTGATGCCGCTGTTCACCATGAACACATTCATTGCTGCCGCGCACCAACCTGCACCTGTTACGCCACCCACTTGGGTGAGTGTTCCCGCTGCACCAACAGCAGAGTTCATGTAGGTAGGAACTGTAGCCTTGGATTGATTGTCTGTTGCACCTTGACCAACAATGGTAACAGTGTCGAGAGTGTAGTCTAGGTTGCGAATATCAAGATCCGCAGCAGATACCGTGATGCCAGCCGATGATTTAATGTTTACATTCAGTGCATTGGATTCTGCGTAGATGGGCGCAACGTCTGTTCCCGTGAATCCAAATAGTCCTGTAGACACGGTGGAAGCAGTTCCGCCGCCGTACACGGTGATGGTATCGCTTGCAGCGGTCAATCCACGAATAGACACTGTACTGAAAGTCACACCAACGGCTGTGGCTCCGCTTACACCAAATACACCAAGATCGGAGAAGGACGAAACCGTTACTGGCAGGGCTGTGCTTACGGTGATACCGATAGGATATCCACCCGCAATACCCTGAACACCCACATAGTCCGCTCCGCTTGTGCTGCCGCTGCTGTCGCCACCGTACAGGTTGCGAATATCCAAATCGGTTGCGGATACGGTCAGCGTTCCAACGGTGATGCCCACGGCTTCTGCGTTGGCAATACCTGCAATTGCAAGGGTTACGCCTATTCCCACAAGTGAAGTGGCAAGGCTGAAGTAGCCTCCACCACCCAAATAATCGTAACGAGTCCATGATCCACACAACCCCACCGGCAGCGGCGCGTTATTTGAAACATAGTTTACGGTATCGTCGGCACCGTAGGCAACCTTGACAATCTGATGATGTGCAGTTTCTCCGGCACCAGAGGGCTTGACAAAATCGCTGGCTATGGTATAACTGACACCTTCGGTAACAATGCTGTAATTGTCGCTAGTCGCTGCCATTGGCTTCTCCGCTGATGGTCTTGTCTATCAAAAGACTAAATAAGGATACCTCACCTATGTATATTTCTCAAAGTAAGGCTGATATGGACATCAACAACATACGATTCCCCCGCGAAGTTGAAAACCACGCAAAACAGTATACGGTTTCGTATATTGATGCTGTGATTGCCGTATGTGAAAAATACGGAATTGAGCCACAAGTGGGCGCAAAGTTTCTCAGCAAGCCTATCATTGAAAAAATCAAGGCTGAAGGGCAGGAACTAAATCTGCTTCCGAAAAAGACAAAACTGCCTGTTTGATCTTGACTTGTGCCCACCGTATGGTACTATCCATACATAGTCCTGACTGATTTCTTTATCACACACAACACTACACATCGTACAATTAGTACAAGGAGACACGCATGGGATTCAAAGACCTAAAGTCCGCTTCCAAGAACGCATATCAGACGCTTGCCACCGAAATGGACAAGATGGCAAAGAAGTCTGAGTCCTACAAGGACGACCGTATGTGGAGAGCGGAAACCGATAAGACTGGCAACGGCTACGCAGAGATTCGCTTTCTGCCTTCACCCGATAGTGAAGATTTGCCGTGGGCGCGTATTTGGAATCACGGCTTCCGTGGTCCGGGTGGTTGGTACATCGAGAATTCCCTTACGACCATTGGTCTAAAGGATCCGGTATCGGAAATGAATTCTCAGTTGTGGGCTAGCGGATCGGATGACGACAAGAAGATTGCGCGTGATCGCAAGCGTAAGTTGTCGTACATCAGCAACATTTATGTTGTGAGCGACCCCAAGAACCCACAGAACGAGGGCAAGGTGTTCCTGTTCCGCTACGGCAAGAAGATTTTCGAGAAGATTCAGGAAGCCATGAATCCGCAGTTCCAAGACGAGAAGCCCATGAACCCGTTTGACTTTTGGAACGGTGCCACCTTCAAGTTGAAGATTCGTCAGGTTGAAGGCTACACCAACTACGACCGCAGCGAGTTTGCTGCACCGTCTGCACTGCTTGGTGGTGATGACGCTGCTCTTGAGAAGTTGTGGAAGACTCAGTATTCCCTGAAGGAATTCACTGATCCAAAGAACTTCAAGTCTTACGATGAACTCAAGGCTCGTCTTGAAATGGTGCTTGGCGGAAACATTCGCGCTTCGGCATCAGAATCGTTTGCCAAGGGCGGTGCAGAAAAGGCTGCGTTTGATGACGAGGATGATGTTCCTGCTGTGAAGAAGGCTGCTCCGCAGCCAACCAAGAAGCCAGTGAAGGAAGCCGTCAGCACGGATGATGACGACACCGAATCTGCTTTGTCTTACTTTGAGAAGTTGGCAAGCGAAGACTAAATACTGTGCCTTCGGTTTCGCAGCAAAGGGGCACCCTTCGGGGTGCCTCTTTTCTTTTACGGTACAAGTGAGAATGTCTGCATCTGCTTCTGCGTGGGTTCATTGTTACGAATACGCAGATCGTCATTAAAGTTGTTCACCACATTGCTGACATTGCTGTTCATGGACGAGTTGTTCACGGTTCCACCAACGCTCGCTGTCCCCGCAGATTGTGCATTGCTGAGTGCTGCTTGTTCCGCTGAATACTGATTCAACATTTTACCTGCTGTGGTGTTTGGCGAAGACGATGATATAACACCCACTGATGTGGATTGATCTGATCCCGTAGACGATGTTGCAGCCGATGACACCGAAGGAATCGTTGCAGCAGCAGTTGCGGACTGTGCTGCATTCACAGCGGCAAAAGATCCAATATTTGATCCTACTGCCTTTGGATCTATTTCTAGTATTCTTGCACGAATTGCGTCCGTGTCTTCGCCTCTTCCGTTTTTGGATTCAAACGAAGACAGTATGTCCAAACCCTCAGATCCGGTGATTCTTTTTTCCGAAATGAGTTTCGGAAGCATTCGAGGATCCTGAGACATGGCTGCTGTGTATTCGGGAGTGTTTCGTTGAGCCTCTATCCGCGCATCAGCAGCCTTGCCTTGTTCTGCTATTTTATTTTCTCGGGCAACATCACCGAATGTGTAGGTGTCTTTGTCAAACATCAGTTCTGCTAGATTTGTGCCAAAGATGGCATCAATACCTGAGTTGATAAGCCACGCCAAACCACCGCCAATGGCTGCTCCCACAGTAGCCACTAGAGCAGGAATGGCAACGGTTAGCAGTGTGCTGCCAATGGCTGCAATAGCCGTTCCAAGCCCTGCAATTGCTGCCATGAGTGCAGGACCGATTGCTGCAATCGCTCCTATGATCATTGGACCAAGAGCCAGAAGTCCGTTTGCAAGCAGCGTACCAAGACCTGAACCAAGCAGATTTGACAGTAGTGAAGACAGGAATCCGCCACCACCCTTTTCCCCTGTTACCATTTTGATTGCTTTTTCGGAAACCTTACCGCCGGTCTTGCCTTCTAGTTCTGCTTCGCGGGCTTTTAGTTCTGTGGCATCACTTTCTACAGGAGCAAATTTGCTTTCAATGATGCTGCGGATTTTGGTGACTTCTTTATAGATGGCACCAAGTGTTGACGGTATGCCTTTTCCTGCACCACCAACATCAAGCCCTGGAATATCTGATGCACGAGTCCCGCCCATCATTCCGGTTCCGCCACCTCTACGGGGCTGTCGTACATCACTAATGTCTAGGTCTGTTCCTCTTTGACCACCACGGGAGACTTGCTCTTGTATGCGACCAGACAACAGTTCAATGCTTTCTTGTGCTTCGCGTTTATCTCTCAAGAATCCGCTTAGTAGACCACCAACGACCGGCACTTTTGCAGCCAAGCGTTCAGGGAGTGTCTTCTTGAATGATTCTGCTTTATCTTTTATAAACGCAGCAAAAGATGTTCGCTTCTTTAGTTGTGCTTCAACAGGCGCAATGATGCCTTCCATCTGTTTAGCAATAGCGGAATTCTTGCCTTTTGCGTTTGCTGCTACCTTTCGTATGAACTGTAGTTGAGCGTATATCTTTTTAGCGTCATCAAAGGATGCTTTCATTGATGATTCGGAAAGCACAACCGCTTCCTTCATCAATTCATACGCAGCCGCTCCTGCTGGATCGTCTTGATTAAACTGCTCACGGTTTTCTGATATGAATGTTTCAACAACAGAACGCATACCCTGCTTTTGAGCAGTTCCAACCACATACTCTTCTAGTTCAGAAGTCTCAATCCCCATTGCTTTTCGTTCGTTGAGGATAGCCTGTAGAAAATTAATTCTCTCTGCTACGGCTGCATCTGATACCGCCACATCTTTAGCGGCAGCAACAGGAGGAGTCTTGAACTCAGGCTTTAAACCACCAAAGCGACCACCCACCCGCTCTTGGCGGGAAGCCATCATCTGCCTCATCTGTTTATCGCTGACGATTTTCTTTGCCATGATTCTGCCTCATTGTCATGGTAAAGGGGTCACAGTGGTTTTCTGTTGGTTGCTTTTTCTTGTTCTTTTTTAAGATGAGAAATAAGCATTTGTATGTATACCTCTCGCTCCCAAGGTAACATTCCTTCCAATTCAGCGAGAGAGTACCCGTGATGCTGCATGAGATTGAAGTTCATTTGGTAATATGCCCCCAAGTCATTATGACAGAGGGCTACCGAAAAAAATCAGATACACTTTTTAGTTGCACCTTTACTGTTTCCGAGCATTGGGGGCATTGATATTGGAATTCATAGGAAAGTTCAGGAACGCTCTGAATGAAATCCATGATTTTTGCAAACTGCTCAGGCATCATGTTGTCAACAAAATCGGTGAGTTCCTGTGGATTGATGTCTTTTACTTGGTAGACCTGTTCATCAATAATCACGGATTCGATGCACCGCTTGGCTAGGTCAAAAGCAATCTCTACTTCTGTTTTGTTGTAGTCAATGTCGTGAATGGATGGATATCGCATCACGATAGCAAGGGTATCTGTTATTTTTATATTGCTATCAACCACCGGTTTTGTTGTGGGCTTAATGGTGATTTCATCCAGTTTAATCTTGATCACGGTTTCTTTGGAGCAAGTGGTGCAAACCACTTGTGGCTTGACTTCTTCTCCCACTGATTTGGATCGAATTTGTAGAAATGCGTACTCTGCATCCGCAGCACACAATTTTCGTGTGTCCACCACATTGTTGGTGCAGGCAAGAATGATGTTCCGCATGGCATCATTTATTTGATTAATGCTTTTTGACTGTAGACCCATCAGGAGGATTTTCTCCTCCTTGACTACAAATGGTCTGAATTTTGTGGTGATGCCCGATACAGGCAGGCTCATGTTGTATTGTGGTAGTGAAGCATTAACGAGATTCAGTTGCATCATGGTATTCCTTTAATCAATATAATCAATTTCTATTTAGGCGTTTAACTTGGAGTATTTGTTGGCGACTTCCACTGCTGCGGATCGCCTCCTGCGTTTTTGCCCATGTTGAATATTTTACTCATGCCTGGACTCAGGAAGGAAGCAGCACCACCGTTTGGAGTTGGTTTGGAGGGAGGCATACCAATATATTCTGGCGTGTACTTACGGAACGATAAGGTTACATCCTGACGCAGATAGTCGTTATCCTTGTCGTATCCCATCTGCAAGTCGCCAATAGACTTGGGATACACTTCTTCCACAAAGAACCTGTGGGTGGGTATTTCGTCTTTGCTGAATACGGTTATCTCTAAATCGGTAATGTAATCGTCGTAGTAGCCAAACTTGAAGTTGTCGCGGCTGCACACAAAATTCATCCAGTCTTCAAAAAACTTGCGTTCACGCAAATCCGCAGACAGGATCATGGATATGTTTATCTCTCCGCTGTAGATGGGTTCATACGGCATATTACGAGCAGGACCGTAAAAGCGATACGGTGTGGTTGAAAATCCACGACCGGGAACAGTAACCGAATCACAACGAACTGTCAGGTTCTTTAGTTCCGCTGGATTGCCTGTTGGAAATACGCTTGGAATACCAAACATCAGTTCGTAGCGATTGCTGTACGCAACGCCAGACCGCCTGATTGATTCTATCATTTCGTTGATGTTTGACGGTACTAGTGCCATTTATCCTCCCCCACGGATTACTGCGTTTCGGCTGTCTCGGTATACGGTTACGGGCTTTGCCCCTACAAACTTATATGAATTTCCGTTCACCATGTCTTCCCACAACTGAAAAGGTACGAGTGCTGGTCTGCGTTTCATGCCTTTCCACAGATACCTTCGATAGCACGGCTTGTAGTACTTGAAGATTCTCCGTGCTTCCAACCGATCATAATCCACTCGCAGTCGCGTTCTCCACTCCTCATTTGCCTTGATGGTGGGCAATCCACGCATCACCGCATCAAACAAGGCTTTTCTGTATTGAGGAGCAATGAAATGTAGATTCACCCCCTCAAATCCGCCGCGATACACATCGGTGATCAGGACGAGAGGAAACGAATCATAATATGTATTACGAGAAATAAAAGATTCGCTAATAGGTTTGTATTTGAAAAACACCAAGCAGCCCGGCAAGAGGCGACTTGGTATGCTTAATTGGTTGTACTCGTTCAGCATTTGGACAAACTGAATGTAAGTCTGATCCGTTCCACCCAATGCCACAGTGGTTTCTTTGAGTAGTTCTTGAAGATCGGTTTTTTGTTTTTGTTCGTCTATCATGGCTTCTTCTTGAACAAGTCGTCTTCGGTTAATATTTTGAATTCCCATCCCTTGGCATCAGACACCCGTTTGGCAGCATCCCATTTGGCTTTATTGGTGACCCATGTCTTTACTTCAGTAATATACCCTCGGGTAATCTTTTTTCGCTTTTCGGGTTCGCGGCACTGCTTTTTGGGTTTGATCTCCACAAGCCAAGTCTTGATGCCTTCGGGTGTGCGTACCTCAACCAAGAAGTCCACAAAGTAGCGATGTGGTTTGTGATCAATTGGACTCATGTACGGGATAACCACTTCTTCGGATGCCCATCGGAGAACATTTGAACTACTGTCACAGTATTTCATAAACTTGCGCTCCCACATACTTCTATATGTGATCTTGGTGGGATCGCCTATGTATTTGGTGGGGTTCTGTGGTTGAAAAATACCTTTGTATGCCATACATAAATATGTAGCCGATCTTCAAAGGAATATCCATGTCACAAATTCCACAATCTCTAGTTAACCCTGCATTCACATCAAACGGCAAGCCGTTTGTGTCTAGCAATCGTTTTGGCTCTGGACGATTCACGGGAACTGCTTTTCCTGAACAGGCAGGGGATCCTGTGCTGCAAAGCCTGGAATCAACTCCTAAACTAAAGCGCGGATCACGAAACAGACCATCAGTTCTGCGGTATCCCGTGGATTTGGGCAACGCGCAGGTTCCCCATGTCATGCAGTTCAAGGCGTTTTGGAGATGGGAAGCCAAGGATCTCCGCGAGTCCCTGACCAATGCCAAAATGGAATCTGCCAAAAATATTGGCAATCTGAACACATTGGCAAGTCTTATTAGTGGTGGTGGGTTAGATCCGCAATCGCTGTACAGCACACCCCTGAACGATGAAAAAATTGCTGCATTGCAGGAAATGATGAATGATCCAAATATGCTCAAGGTGGTTGATCCCAACACCAATGAGAGCATGGCAACCATGTTGCAAAACAATCCTGACAAGGCACGGCAGGTTTTAGAGCAGACCATTACTTCAGAACAGTCTCGTATGTCTAGCATTGAAGCAGAACTCAATAATGGTGCTGGTCGTGTGGGAATGGACGAAACCGAGCGGCTTCAAGTGCAAGATCGAATCACCACAACAGTAGCGGAAGCAAGTGTGATTGACGCTGCGGCAACGGGTGCTGTTCTTGGTGGAGCAGCCGGTGGTGCAGCAGGCATGATATTTGGTGGTGTGGGTGCGGTGCCTGGCGCGGCAGGCGGCGCAGCCGTGGGAGCAGGGCTGGCTGCTGCTATTGTTGCAACAGCAAAAGCGTACACTAATGAAGCGGTGTACGATCAGATGATTTCCATCTATCTGCCGTTCTGCAACAAGGTAAACAACGAAGACTCGTTTACTTACGAGGATGTTGACGGCAAGGGCGTTAAAGCCATGTTTAATGCTTTAGGTTCTCCTGCTGACACGGCTGTTCAGGGGCTTGAAGTTGGTGGACAAAAACTAGCAGGTTTGCTTGGAGCAGAAGGAGTGGCTGCTGCTGCTCGTGGAGTAGTTGTAAATCCTCGTCTTGAAAAATTGTTCAAGCAAAAGGATTTCCGAAACTTCTCGTTTAGTTGGGAATTCTATCCGCGAAATAAGACAGAAGTACAGACCATACGGGACATCATTGAGACATTCCGATATCACTCACACCCTGCTCGGGATGAGCAGTTGGTTGGAGAAAAAGAGTCAAATGTGCAGATCATACTTCGTGTTCCTGCGGAATTTGAAGTTCGATTCTTGTCGTCCAATCCCAACATGAATCAAGCAGGATTTGTAGAAAACGAGTATTTGCCGCGCATTGGTCGCTGCTCACTTACTTCTATGTCGGTGGACTACACCCCCAATTCTCTGTTCAGCACTTTTGTTGACAACTCACCTACTGCTATTACCATGACGCTGAACTTTACTGAAATGGGTATCCTCACCCGCGAAACCGTAGATAAAGGATACTAATGCCGTACTTCTCAAAGTTTCCTATTTTGCAGTATCCTGTCCGCGATGGCGACACCTTTCGCTATGTGTTTGTTGCGAATATGCTTCGCCGCGTTGCGCTGAGTGAGGACATCAGGGGCAGTGACGGTGCGTTCATAGAGTACAGCATAAAGGACGGAGAGCGTCCTGAACATATTGCCGAGCGTGTGTACGGCGATCCGTCATTCCACTGGTTAGTGCTGATGACCAACAACATTATTGATCCGTATCACGGATGGTACAAATCAGGATCTGCCGTAGAAGACTATGTGCAGAACAAACACGGTGGCTACACCGTATACATCACCAACACCTCTGACGGATTTTTCTATCAGACCAGTGTGCAAAGCGGAAGCACTCTGTCACAGGGCGGTCGATCCACTGCTATAAAAGATTACGATCCCACCCTGTGCAAACTCACCATTGACGGTACGGGTTTTGCAACAGGATCTGCCACTATTGGTGTATCTGGCGGCAGTTCGCACTCTGTGCGAATCAAAAAGATAGAACCGTCCTACATGGCAGTTCACCATTTTGAAATTGCGTTCAGTGGTGGACTAAGTGCTGCCAACGACAAGTTTACAGTGGATCCTCTGAGTCAGCAGACAGGCAGTTATTCTGTTGTGGGTGGTGTTGTTGGTCATACAGAAAACGAATACCCCAACCTCACAACCGTTGGAGTTGGGTACTCGGGTTCAGGAACCGTTGATTTTTGGGAAACATACATCGGCAAATACATGGGTGTTTCTGGTGCGGCTGTGCCCACATACGCGGTGTCCAACTACACATACGAGAACACCACCAACGATGACAAGCGCACCATAAAGATTCTGCATCCGCGGTACAAGCGTGAAGCACTAGCAGAACTTGAATCATTGTTGAGGGTATAAAATGGCTGATCAATCGGGACACGGTAATTCAATACTTTCAGCGGGAAACTACAAACTAGAAAAGTTTGTGATGTACTCGTTGATAAATGGAAAAGAGATAGACCTCAAGAATCTGTTTCGCTATATCGAAATCTACGAAGACATATTCTCTCCCTATCTGTCTGCCAAATTGCATATCGAAGACGCATTCAACTTTCCTGAGCGGTTTCCTATTGTTGGACACGAGAAAATAGAAATCTCGTTCAAGTCAGATATTAATGCTTTTGCTCCGGTGCAACTACTGTTTCGTGTGTACAAACTAGACACACAGAAAATTTCGGACACAGGAAAAACACAGCAGTATGTGCTGCACCTGATGAGTGAGGGCGGATTCTTTAATTTTTCTGATTACTGCGGTTACGCCATGTCAGGAACGGTGTCGGATATGGTGGCGGGAATTTTCAAGAAGCATTTCCCCGAAGGTGTGTGGAAAGATCGGTTGCAGATTGAACCCACAAAGGATAATTACTCTTTTGTGTTGCCGTATGCGTACACTCCTTTCAAAGCAATAAATTGGCTTACCTCTAAAGCGTACACCAAAACAGGAAACGAGTACAGCCCGTTCTTGTTTTACGAAACACTAGACGGTTACCGATTCGCCAGTCTGTCGTCCATTATTGATCAAGGATCAGCAAATCCCGTCACCTATCTGCACACCACTGCAAATGCTGGTATTGCCGAAGGGCAACTGCAAAATCTAGGATTCAAAAGTCCGCTACCGTCCCGATATCACAAAATACAACGGCTTGAAGAAATGAGCCGATTTGACGCTGCCAACAATATAATGAACGGCATAGTGTCGTCTCGTTTGGTGGTTCACGATTTGGTGCGTAAGGAGCAACGGATAGCCGATTTGTTTGAACCCGCCATTTTTGACAGCATAAAGAAATTGGGAACCGAACCGCACTTTCGAACGGCGGATCCTGAATCCAAACGGATGTTTGGTCGTGGTGTGGCGTACTCGTACTTGCCGTCAACCTCATACACAGTTCACAGTAAATCCAACGGCATCGTGGACAACTCAAAGATAGAGTCTGTGTATCTCAAGCGTAAGTATCACATGAACGCATTTTTGACACAGAAGATTATGATTGAGATATTTGGGGACAGCAGACGGCGAGTGGGCGATGTGGTGCATATCAAGGTTCCAAAGCCGCAGTCCGATGTTGCAGTACTGACCGACATGGACGACAAAAACTTGAGTGGAGAGTATTTGGTTACAAGTGTGAAGCACACCATCGGCACAGCGTACAGTTGCAAACTTGAACTTTCACGGAATTGCATGGGGGTCTAATGAAGGGATTTCTAGGACGAGAAGGGTTTGTGTGGTGGCACGGCGTAGTGGAAGACACTGCCGATCCGCTGTTCCTTGGACGCTGCCGTGTTCGCGTGTACGGTTTCCACACAGACGACAAGACCGAACTGCCAACGGCTGCGCTGCCGTGGGCGTATCCCATGCAGCCCATCACCAGTGCTGCGGTATCGGGTATCGGTACTTCTCCCACAGGGCTGCTTCAGGGTTCCCATGTGTTTGGATTTTTTCGTGATGGAGAAGAGGGGCAAGATCCTGTGATGATTGGATCGTTTGGAGGAATACCACTTAATCCTCCTGACACAAAACTGGGATTCAATGATCCAAGCGGAATGTATCCAAAAAAGAACAACGGAATAGGACCGCCGGGAATATCAATTGTAAAAGAACCAGACACCAATCGTCTTGCTCGAAACGACACAGATATTAGCAAGATAACCGCTGTCATTGCTAAAGTGGAAAACACTTCAACAAACATTAAAAGTACACCAGATATTGGGGGTGGCTCTGTTTGGAATGAACCTATCACTCCATACAATGCAGTGTATCCCAAGAATCATGTTCGATACACTGAAAGTGGGCACATTGAAGAATATGATGATACGCCAGGATCTGAACGAATTCATCATTACCATACTTCAGGCACATTCAATGAAATTGGAAACGGATGGGAAGCAGACCCAAACGGAACTCGTGTGCAGCGAATCGTGGGAAATGATTACGAAATAGTTCACGGGCATAAGAAGGTTCACATTCGCGGAAAAGAAGGGTTGAACCTTGTGATTGATGGTTCCGCGAACATCACCATTAACAACGGAGCAAATATACAGATTAACGGAAACACCAGTATACTTGCAAACAACGATGTAAATATTCAAGTTGAGGGATCACTGAAGGCATCTGGAAAGACCATTGAATTTTATGCAGACGGAGATATTGGTTTCTCTGGACGCACCATCTCGTTCATCACAGACAAAAATGTCATGGTGATGCAGCAGGGCAAGCGAATTGAAGTGAATTCAGGCGAACCCGTGCTGAAGCCCAAGCGTGTTGACTTGAAGGGCGGTGGCTAATGAACTACCGTGGCTTGCACCGTAAATACATTGAGGGGTCTTCTCAATACACTGTGTATGTGTACGGAGATGTTGTCAAGCGTAACGGCAAGTTTTATGTTTGCAAAGCGGATCAGACATCGGGATACATTCCTGAAGACGCTAATTCTGGATTTGATGTGCTGTCTTTTTACGAAGATCCATCACCCAATGGTCCGATAGACGGAGGAACTTACTAATGCCTGGATCTGGTGTATGCCGAGCCAACATAGATATTGCGGGTGGCACGATACTTGAAGGCAACCCGTACTTTTTCGTTGACGGATTTGCTGTTTCGTTGGAAGGAAATCCTGTGCAGGATCACGGAGATAGTCCACACAACAAAGCAACAATGATACAGGGCAATCCAAATTTTGTTATTGGTGGAATACCTGTATGTACCACCGCTAGTCAAGCAAGTTGTGGTCATACGCCAACAGGATCAAGCACTTTTTTTGTGGGGTAATCTATGCCTGTAACCGAACAATGGTCCAAACCAAATAGAGAGTTTTCTGATAAAGTAATTTACGAGTATAAAATTGAACAAAAGGGTAGAATTATTCGTGAAGCCGCACCAGGCAAATCCTTCACGGATCTTTATTTTCAGGACAATTGGGAACCTGTTGCTTACTATAATCTCGCAGAGAAGCGATATGTTGGTATAAACGAATATGTTGGAAACACAAAAAAAGTGGAAGCCACAGTTGCCGCAGCAGTATCCAAGGCAGAGGCTACACCCACCGATCAAAAGGTGGCACCAGAACCTGCTCCTCCACCGCCACCACCTGCTACCTCTGCTCCTGCTGCGATATTTTTGGATCCTGATACAGCACAAGAACCTTCGCCTGGTGTAGCACCAGAATGCCCGTGTAAGAATACCGTGACCGATGGCGAGCAGGGTGTTCTCAACTTTGGGCTTACTAATGAGATGCTGAAAAACCCCAACGCAGCGGCTATTGGTCTTGCCCGACAACTTGGTGGCAGGAACGGTGATCGCTTGGCGGGACTTATAGATAGCGCAGACGATCCATTAACGGGACTGACCACGGCTCTTCCTGCACTCACCCGCATACAGAGTGCAGTGAGCAGCCAACAGGCAATCGTGAACGCTTTTGAAAAAGAATGCAACAAGTTTACAACTGTTCGTGGACTCACTAGCATCATCAGTTCTCTTGGGCTGTACGCGGATCTTGCGTGTGCGCTTGGTATTGAGGGAGTTGATGTGGGTGTTGGACTGAATGTGGTCAACGACAACGGAAAATTCCGTCTTGACTACGCTGTGAACGCCAATGTGGATCTTGAAAAAGTACTTAACAAATTCAGTGATGGATCTGGAACCGATCTAGCCAATGCGGTCAAGAATCTGCAATCAGGTCTAGACGAAGCGTTCAAGGCAATGGACGATGTAAACAACAAACTCAATGAAGTCATCAATCAGGCAGCAGGAATGCAGCAGCAGGCTGTTGACTTTATCCGCAAGTACAGCGACATCAGTTCTTTGATGAACTTGGTGAATCAAGCCAGCACCGATCCGTGCTTTAAACTCGGCGGCACCATGAATGCCAATCTCATCAGCCCCGAATTCATCAGTACCGTTGAAGGCGCGGGATTGGGTGGCGTGGGTGGAGGCACAAGTACCCGATGAGTGGAATAACCGAATATTTGAATAGTGCCAAAGACAGTCTGCAATACATTGGTGAAGCAGTTGGGGTTTTTGCTGTTGGCTTGGGTTTGGGGATCATCGGTGTGCTTCGCAAGAAGAATATTTCACTTAAATCAATGCGAGCCAAGGAACAAAGATTTGTTCAGCGGCACAGTCAAATCCACGAACTGCTAACAGAACTCCGTATCACTGTTCGGGCTTCCCGTTGTTTGGTGTTTCAGTTTCACAACGGCGGCTCGTTTGCGGACGGCACTTCCATCAAGCGGTTTTCAGTGACCCACGAATCGTGTATCGGGGGAATCACAAGCATGATTCTAGAATCGCAGGATGTGCTGCTTACCCGATATGTGGACATCATCCATTACATGGACGAATCGGCTAGCAAGATTATTTCTGTAAGCAGTCTTCCGCCTTCGGCATTTCGTTCTGGACTTGAGATAAATAGTGTAGAATACTTTAGTATTACCCCTTTGCGATGCTTGGACGGGCTGACTCCTCTTGGTTTTGTGTGCTGCCATTGGTGTTCTGCGGATCAGTTGGATGCAATTGAGACAGAAGGCGTATCGCAGACAAACTTGGAACGGGTAATATCAGATAGCGTCCACGACATAAACACTTACTTATCATATAAAGCAGAACCCAAGTAATGGCACTACGGATCAATAGCAACAGCACCAAGCCGGTATTTTCGGATATAGATCCGAACTTTACCCGTAGCCCAAAGACCAATGACCTGTTGGCTCTTCGGGATGACGCGGCTATACGGCAATCGCTGCACAATCTGATGGCTACTTCTTTTGGTGAACGGCTGTTTCAGCCAACCATTGGTGGATCACTTCGTACTCTGTTGTTTGAACCCATTGACGCAATCACCACAATG